AATAGGAAAAAAGCAGATAGAATTATCTGGGCATTGCAAGGAAGGTTTGAACATGGCAGAATCACGCTTAATTCGGAAGAGAATTGGGATGATTTTGTTGACCAACTTCTAATGTTTCCCGCACAGGGAGTTCACGATGACCTTCCTGATGCGCTTAGTTATATAGATCAGTTGGCTGTAACTTCATACTTTCAAGAAGATGAAGAAGATGAATGGCAACCGATAGACATCATATCAGGGGTTTGAGCATGGAATTTCAAGAGCCAACAGATTCAGACAAAGAGATAGTTCAATTCGTTGTCAACCATTGTGATAGATGGAGAGACTGGCGAAACACTAATTACTTATCTGATTGGCTGGAGTACGAGCGCATCTTTACGGGTGAGTGGGACATCCAAGACAAGACCCGTGACTCCGAGAGAAGCCGAATTGTCACCCCCGCTACCCAACAAGCCGTAGAAACCCGTCACGCTGAGATCATCGAGGCTATCTTTGGTCAAGGTGAGTTCTTTGACATTGAAGATGATATTCGTGATGTCAACAACAATCCATTGGATGTAGCCGCTATCAAGGCTCAACTGATGGAAGACTTCAAAGTAGACAAGATTCGCAAATCCATTGACCAGATTGAGCTGATGGCAGAAATCTATGGTACTGGCATTGGTGAGATTGTTGTCAAAACAGAGAAGATTTACGTTCCTTCTACCCAACCAATACCTGGTCAGGTCGGTCAAGCCGCCATTGGTGTGATGGAAAAGGACAGGATTGCAGTCAAGATTGTTCCTGTTAACCCTAAGAACTTCTTGTTCGACCCTAATGGGACTTCTATTGATGACTGTATGGGTGTGGCTGTTGAGAAGTATGTCTCTATCCACAAGATCGTTAAAGGTCAGGAAGAAGGTATCTATCGTAAGGTAGCTATCGGTACTGACTCAGACGACACAGACTTAGAGCCTACCCAAGAGGTTAGCCAGTTCCAAGACGATAAAGTTAAACTTTTGACTTACTACGGCTTAGTCCCTAGAGAGTACATTGAACAACTAGAGAATGAAGAAGAAGTAGAAGACTTATTCCCTGAAGACTCTATCCAAGATGACTATTCCGACTTGGTAGAGGCTATTATCGTTATTGCCAACGATGGTGTTCTCTTGAAAGCAGAGAAGAACCCATACATGATGAAAGATAGGCCAATTCTGGCTTATCAAGACGATACAGTTCCTAACAGACTCCTCGGTAGAGGTACTGTAGAGAAGGCTTACAACTCTCAAAAGGCTATTGACGCACAGATTCGTTCACATTTGGACTCTCTGGCGTTGACTACTAGCCCTATGATTGCAATGGATGCCACAAGACTTCCACGAGGTGCTAAGTTTGAGGTGAAGCCAGGCAAGGCAATCCTGACAAACGGCAACCCCGCAGAGATTTTGTTCCCCTTCAAGTTCGGAAATACCGATTCTGGGAACATAACAACTGCCAAAGAGTTCGAGAGAATGCTTTTACAGGCTACTGGTACGCTAGATTCACAGGGAATGGTTTCTGCCGTGTCTAGGGACTCCAATCAAGGTGGTATTTCAATGGCTGTGGCTTCTATTATCAAGAAGTACAAGCGCACATTGGTGAACTTTCAAGAGGATTTCTTAATTCCTTTCATCAACAAGGCTGCCTTTCGGTATATGCAGTTTGACCCTGAGAGGTATCCTACTGTTGACATGAAGTTTATCCCGACTGCTGCCCTTGGGATTATTGCTCGTGAGCATGAACAACAACAGTTCATCTCTTTACTTCAGACTCTTGGCCCTAATACACCTGTTTTGCCTGTGATTCTTAAAGGAATCATGGCTAATTCATCTTTGTCTAACAGATATGAGTTGATTCAGATGTTGGATGAGATGTCTAAGCCCGATCCACAAGCACAGCAGATGCAACAAGCACAGGCTCAGTTGGCTATGCAGTCGGCTCAAGCTCAGATTGCTGTACAGACTACCCAAGCAGAGCAAAATCGTGCTGAAGCGCAAAAATTGATGACTGAAGCGCAATTGATGCCTCAAGAACTACAGGCTAAAGTGCTTTCTAGTACAACAAAGAACCTTCCCACGGGTGGTGAGCCTGCTGAGTTTGACAAGCGGGTAAAGATTGCTGAGTTGATGCTCAAAGAGGCTGACATTAAGAACAAATCTAAGATTGTTGAGATGCAGATGTCGGATAAGATGGAGAAAGCGTTTCTTGATCGCATCACTTCGGAATTGAAATAATGGAACTGCTGAAAAACCTTGAAGGAATGTCTGCTGATGAGCAGATGAGTGCCGTTGTGGAGCTTCAAAAAGCCGCCATGAAGACGCTAGAAGAGCAAAAGCAAGTCTCTATCGGTAAGAGTGCCGAGATGGTCATTCAAGGTTTAAAGAAGATTAAAGCCGACTTTGAAGCCAAGTTTGACTCTCTAAACTACGACATTCAGACCAAAGTTGCTAACCTAAAAGACGGACAACAAGGAATACAGGGTCAAAAGGGTGAGCAAGGCGACCGAGGACTAGATGGCGCTCAAGGAAGAGATGGAAAGTCTGGTTTAGATGGTAAAGATGGACTAGACGGAAAAGACGGGATTAGCGTCCAAGATGCCAAGATTGACTTTGATGGCAGTTTAGTCATTACTCTTTCTGATGGCAGAGAAATCAACGTAGGCGAGGTTGTTCCTGTTGATGTTGCTCAGACTATCCATAAGATTCAGAGTGGATCGGGTGGTGACTCTCAGACAACTTTAGACGCTATTGCTGCCCTACAAGCCACGATTGCCACTTACGGCACGATGGCAACACAGAATAAAACCTCTGTAGATATTGAAGGCGGTGCAATCAACGGCACAACAGTTGGAGCAACAACCCCTGCGGCTGGTACGTTTACTACGCTTACTGCTACTGGACAGACTTCTTTAGGTGGTGTGGCAGGGGCTGAAGGGTTGCGGGTTAATGTTGTTGCGTCATCCGTAAATTATGTTGCCATACAAGGCGACACATCCATCAGCCCAAAAATTTCTTCCGCTGGTGCTGGAACAAATCTAAACTTGTTAGTAAGCAGTAAAGGTGTTGGTGGAATTGGGTTTTACAGTAATGGTTTAGCGCAACAACAATTTAACATTACCCACACAGCCTCTGCTGTTAACTACGTTCAGGCTACAGGTGCGGCTACAGGCTCAGGGCCAACGATAAGCGCACAGGGAAGTGATACAAATGCTGATTTAAACTTAATTACTAAAAATGCTGGCTCTGCAACAATTTACACACCTTTGTCTGTTGGTGGTACTTCTAGTAATTCGCAAAATATTGTTAATTTCCAAGGTGTTGCTAGTGGAAATTTGGTTTTGTTAAGAGCATCGTTAGCTAGACATACAACTTCTGCTGATTGGACTGGTGTTGGTTATAGATTAGGTCATGTTGTTGACACTACGCCAATGTCTTACATTGAGTTTAACCCCGTTGGTCAATCTCAAGGCTTGGCAGTTAATGTGGCAAATTCTTCCCCATTTCAAGTTAAAACATCGGGTGGCGAACAATTAAGAGTATCAAACACAGCCTCTGCTGTTAACTACATACAGGCTACAGGCAGTGCTACAGGCGCAGGGGTTACTTTATCTGCCCAAGGTTCTGATTCAAACATTCAGTTTTACTATGTTTCAAAAGGAACATTTCCACATTCATTTTTAAATAGTTCTGGTAATGAGCAATTTCGCATTTCGCCAACAGCCTCTGCTGTTAACTATGTACAAGTAACGGGGGCGGCTACTGGTAATGGGCCAACAATATCAGCTCAAGGTTCTGATGCCACAGCTCAGTTAAACTTGACAGGTAAAGGCGGTTCTGGTGTTGTTATTTTTAATAATGGAACTGCAACACCTATAACATTTTCAACAACACCAACAGCAAGTTCTGTTAATTATTTAAATGTAACTGGTTCTGTTACTGGCTTTGGGCCAAAATTATCTGCGCTAGGCTCAGACACAAACATCCCATTAGTCCTACAACCAAAAGGTACTGGTGCGCTACAGGCTCAACAAACAGATTCCACAGCAACAGGCGGTAATGCCCGTGGTACTAATGCGGTGGATTGGCAGACAAGTAGAGATACTGCGGCAAAGGTTGCTAGTTCTACGTATTCTGTTCTTAGTGGGGGAAACTCAAACAGGTCTACTTCATATGCTTCTGCACTTGTTGGGGGTTTAAATAACGGTTCTTTAGGTGGTTATTCTTTTGTGGGTGGTGGGTTAGAAAATTCTTCGTCAAGCTCTTATACAGTAATGGTTGGCGGTTTTAGAAATAACGCAACAGGCCCGTATAACTTTGTAGGTGGGGGTTATGCAAATAGCGGAACATCTAACTCCACTGTTACCACTCAATCTGCAACGATGAACGGCACAACAGCGGTGACGTTGAGTGCAAGCAATGCAAGCATCAAAGTTGGTCAATATATTGCAGGAACACATATAGCTACGTATCCAGCAGACACTTACGTTGCCGCCATATCTGGCACATCTCTTACATTAAGCCAAGCCGCATCGGGTTCAGGCACAGCAACACTCAGTTTCTTTACTCCTCACGGAGTAGTTGTAGGAGGTGGTAACAACACCGCTACTGGTTCATATTCCTTTATTGGCGGTGGTGGTGATGCTGGAACGGCTGGTAACAGGAATGTTGCTTCTGGTGATTGGAGTTTTGTTGGTGGTGGGTTTAAAAACACGGCATCTGGTTTATATTCAAGTATTGCTGGAGGTTTTACAAATACAGCAAGCGGCAGTAATTCTTTTGTTTCTGGCTCAGGTTCAACGGCATCGGGAAGTGTAAGTGCGGTAATTGGAAGCAATCAATCTTCTGCAACAAATTTTGATGCTGTTGTAGTTGGCGGCCAAGTTAATACTGCATCTGGCATTGATTCTGGAGTTTTTGCTGGTGCGTATGGAATAACAAGGGGTCTAACTGGGGCAACAGTTTTTCCAGCAAGCACAGCACCGATAACAACTACTCAAGGTGTTTCTCAATCTGCATTGCTAGTTCTTGGTCGACAAACAACAGATGCCACACCAACTGTATTGTGTTCTAACTCTGTTGCCGCATCCACAACAAACCAGATTATCCTACCCAACAACTCAGCCTATTTCTTTACAGGAGAAGTAATAGCAGGTGTAACAGGCGGTGGTAACACAAAAGGATGGACTATTGAGGGTGTGATTAAGCGTGGTGCTAATGCCGCCAGTACAGCCCTAGTAGGAACACCAACAGTCACCTCAACATACGCAGATGCAGGGGCATCCACTTGGGTGATAGCAGTTACAGCAGACACTACCAATGGCGGTTTGGCAGTAACATTCACGGGTCAAGCGAGTACTACAATTAGGACAGTCTGCCAGTTACGCACGACAGAAATGACATTCTGATGAGAAAAGCCAGAGTAGAAACCAAACCACGCAAGTCTAGATTGACTTGTCCTAATGGGCATTTGACCCGTGATAAAGCGTGGCTTGAAGAAAAATACTTTGGAGAAAACTTGTCTATTTCTAAAATTGCTAAGTTGATTCCATGTGACTATGGAACAATCCATAAGGCATTTAAACGCCTTGGTATAGCATTTAAGCCAAAACACGTTACTTATGGAGATATTGTTTATCCAGATAGAACTGGAGAAAACAATCCACATTGGCAACCAAACAAAGCAAAATGTTTAGATTGCCAAGAAGTTTTGAAAAATGCTTACGCAACAAGATGCCATAGTTGTCATTCAAAATTTTATCGTGGCGAAAATCACCATTCATGGAAACCACCAGAGGAATGTGTTGGTGGTGAGGCAATGCAAGCCAGAAATTCAATTGAATATGATGAGTGGCGATTTGCAGTTTACAAAAGGGATAAAACTCTTTGTGGAATATGCGGAGTACGAAAAGACCCAATGGTTGCACATCATTTAGATGGATTTAACCTATTTCCTGAAAAACGATTTGACGTAAATAATGGAATAACATTGTGCGACTATCATCACATCGCTTTTCATTCAAATTATGGCTTTGGAAATAACACCAAAGAACAGTTTGAAGAATTTAAGATTCGTACAACTGAAATGACTTATTAAGGACTAACATGGCTCTCAAGATAACCGCAGTAAACTCAACAAACGGACAGTCTGAAACTCAGGCTTATGCCCGTATCACTAACTTCTTTGGTACTAAAGACCAAATCCAAGTTCAAGTGGAAATCCACGCAACAGAGGAAGCCCGTAAAGCGGGATGGCCTAGCATCCAACAACAGGCTCATTACATCTCAGTTGAGGATTTGTCAGGCGACATTATTCCTGCAATGTACGAAGTATTAAAGACTTTCACGCAATATCAAGGCGCAGAAGATTGCTAATATGAAATGCGAAGTTAGAGCCATAGCAAAGGCAGAAAGTAAGGATAGATACTTTACCAATGTGCCTTGCAAGAATGGGCATACTGTAGAACGCAATACTAATACTGGTCGTTGCGTTGAGTGCCATCGGCTCTATATGTTGCGTTATTGGGCAAAATATCCTGAAGCAGTTGAAAAAAGAAATTTAAATTCTAAAAATAATCGTATTGAAAACCCAGATAAATACGAAGAATTTAAGAAAAAACGTGTTAAAAAATGGAATTCTGATGAAGAATATCGTTTAAAACAATTACAGATTTTTAAAGAAAATGACCAAAAACGCTATGCAAATCCTGAATACGTTGAAAAAAGGCGTTTGCAAGGTAAAGAATGGTTTAAAAACAATGCTGGTATTGCAAAAGCAAAACGTGCAAGAAGACGGGCTGCTGAACTAAATGCAACTCCAGATTGGTTAACCGCTATTCATAAAGCTCAAATTGCTGAGTATTACGAAGTTGCAACAGCATTAGAAACGCAAACAGGAATTAAGCATCACGTTGACCACATTATCCCTTTAAAGGCTAAAATTGCATCAGGTTTTCATGTTCCGTGGAATTTACAAGTTTTAACTGCAACCGAAAATTTAAGAAAGCACAATTCATATGAACTTTAATCTAGAGGGCGACTTGATTCCTGCTATGTATGGTGTATTAAAAACTTTCACCCAGTACGCTGGTTCAACAGACGTTTAAGGAAAACAAATGGCATTACTCAAAACAGTAGATACAGACTTCGGAGTTCCCTCGGTTTATTGGAACATTGGTGCTGTCCAAGAAGACTTCAAAGGCAAGGGAACGGAAGTAACCTTTTACGGTTATGCAAGCAAAGAAGCCCGTGATTCTGGTAAACAACCATTAAGCGCAGGTAAGGTTCAGATTGCTGGTGATGACTATGTAGCGGGTGCAGACCGAGCTGCTTTGTACGCAATCATCAAGCAAAAGCCTGAGTTTGAAGGTGCGACTGACGCATGACCCCAGACCTTGAAAAATACTATACAGATAGATTCGAGATGATGTCTACCCAAGGGTGGAAAGATTTAGTAGAAGATATTGACAAAATAATAGTATCTTTGAATAATATCTCTGTAGTTTCTGATGAGAAAGACCTACAATTCAAAAAAGGTGAACTTTCTA